ATTTTATGATGTCATAATTAATAATCACAAAGTCCTCTTCGGATGAGAAATGTTTACCCTCACATATATAAACACTCTTGTCCGTGTAATTACGTATCTCTCTTTCCCAATTTAATTTTAACGATGCGGGACAAATGATTAAAACTTTTTTAGCTCCCGTTTCTAATGCGGCGATAATCGTTGAGGTTGTTTTACCCAAACCCATATCATCTGCGAGAATATATCTTTTACTACCCGCAAGTTTATCTATTGCCTCTATTTGGTGTGTAAGTGGGGGACGATGGGAATATTTTGTATAATCAATATCAACCTTCTCTGTTGTGTGGGTTTTAATTAACGCACCTTTCGGCATCCATATATCGTGAATCTCCTCACTCTCAAAAAACTTACCCCAAATATGATACGACTTTTCTTTCTCAATTAATAATTTCTCAACCCATATCTTATCAGGTATTTCCCTGAATAACTTTTCATCGGCAAATTTCTTTGCGAAGTATGGGTCCAAATCAACCCATCTTCTCGCTATTTTTGGTGTCTCGGTATGATAAGTAATAATATAATCTGATTGTGATCTTGTTGGGTAAAACTTCTTATTATTTTGTTGTTGTTGTTTTAACTTAAGGATATAGTTATTCCCTCCCTCGTAAGTATTTAATATCTCTAACGCCTTCTGTTCAAAAATTGCGGAACTTTCCAATGATAACTTTTTAGTAAAAATAACAAATAAATGTATATTTATCAATAATATGATTATGAATTAAAAACAATTATAGAATATTATGGTAATATATAAAATAACAAATATCGTTAATAATAAAATCTATATAGGTCAAGATAAAAATAATAAATCAGGGTATTTAGGTTCCGGTGATTTAATAAAACTTGCGATAAAAAAATACGGTAAAGAAAATTTTAAAAAAGAAATTTTACAAATATGTGAATCTCAGGACGAATTAAATTATTATGAAAAACATTACATAACGATAAATAATTCCACCGATAAAAGTATTGGTTACAATATATCTTTTGGTGGTACTGATGGAACAATGTTTAATAGACAACATAGTGAGGAAACTAAAAATAAAATAAGTGTTTCTCATTTAGGTAAAGAAAAATCATACGAACATAAAGAAAATATTCGTAAATCTCTTATAGGTAAAAAAATAAGTGAAAATACTAAAAAGAAAATGAGTGATAGTAACCCATATAAAGGTAAGAAAAAAGGTAGTTTATCTGAAATTACTAAATTAAAAATTAGTAAAAGTAAAACGGGTGTGAAAATGAGTGATGACGTAAAGAAAAAAATGAGTGAATCTCGTTTTGGTGAGAATAATGGTTTTTATGGTAAAAAACACTCAGAAACTTTTATGAAAACAAAAAGAAAATCAATTATACAATTGACATTAGATAATGAACCAATAAAAGAATGGGAAAGTATTTCGGAAGCCGGAAATAATTTAGGTATACCGATTAGTAGTATATGTAGCGTTTTGAAAAAAAAATATAAAACTGCCGGAGGGTATAAATTCAAGTATAAAAATGAGTAAGTCAAGAATTCCCATAACTAGGTTAGGCAAGTTCTTCGGAGCGGAGGATTACTCATTGGACATCTCAATGGGGTCTGAATGGCTTGAGGGTGATATGAATTTCACAATGGTTTTATATAGCATTGATAGACATAGAACAAAGAAAGACGATGTTTATGGTGAGGTAAGTTCCGATGGTGTACAATTTAAACCTCCTGTTGAATTTAAGGCGTATTTACAAATACAACCACCAACATCAAAAAACTTGGGTAATTCAAAAATTGAACAAACCGAACCTGGAAACGCGAGAATATCGGTATACCAAAAACATTTGGATGAATTGGGTATTGATATAGCGATGGGTGATTATATTGGTTATTATGAAACTGAAACAAGAGTTAGATACTATTCGGTTGCCGATGATGGTCGTATTGTTTCAGATAATAAACACACATATGCGGGTTACAAACCCTTTTACAGGACTATAATTGCTACACCTGTAAGTGAAAACGAATTTAGAGGATTATAATTATGGCTTTCCCAAAACAAATAAAAAAACACATACCACTAACAACTTCAAAGACATTATATCCAAGAAGACAAGAGTTATTGGATAAAATCAATCAAGATGGGACATTTTTACCAAAATCAATCCTTCACGCTGATTTGGATAGGGGGTTTATGGATTTTGTTAGGGATGAACTTAGATTAGTTGTTGACGGAACATTAGTTCCCGTTGTTGACATAATCATAACAACACAGAATTGGGCTCAATTCACGGAAACTTGGAACTTTGTTGATTTGGACTTCAACGCCAAACCACCATTCGTTACAACGGTAAGAGTTCCTGAAGTTAAATTCGGAACAAATCCCGCTTTACTATATAATATACCAAACAGGAGACAATATTACTACGCCACCGTACCAACTTGGGATGGAAATAGAATGGGTGCTGACGTATATAAGATACCACAACCAGTTCCGGTGGATATTACTTACCAAGTAAAGATTATTTGTAATAGAATGAGAGAATTAAACCAATTTAATAAATTAATATTGGAGAAATTTGCATCAAGACAAGCATACGCAACGATAAAAGGTCATTACATACCAATTATATGGAATAACATAACAGATGAATCCGTTATGGATGTAGATAAAAGAAAGTATTATGTTCAGAGTTACGAATTCCTTATGATGGGATTCTTAATTGACGAAAATGAATTTATTGTTTCACCGGCAATCAATAGAGTTGTTCAAGTATTTGAATCTGACGGAAGGATTAATATTAAGAGAAGTAAAGGTAGAAATGAAATACCCCAAGTATCGGAATTAAAATTAACATTTCCATCTGGAACAACTTCAGTTACCCAAAGATTTAATTTATCCAATTCTGCGTCATTAAGTGGAACAACAAATGTTGCGTCTTTTGAGGTGAGTATAAATGGGGATTATTATGGGTCAGATTTGGACACCATACAAATAAGCACAAACGATGTGATAACATTTACGGTTATTAAAGTTGACGATAATTTAGAATCAACAATAACTTACGAATTGTTTAACATTTAATTTTCGCCGTAGATGTCTTTACCTTCGGAGCATTTTTCTCTTATTAAATTCTCCAAAAACCTATAAATTTTAACACCTCTTTTGTCACAATATTTTTTTAATATATCGTGAGCCTCTTCCGAAATTTTTAAATTCTTGATTTTATTAGTGTCTGAGCCCATATATAGATAAAAGGCAGAAAATAATCTACCTAAAATATAAATAGTTTATGATAAGTAAAGTTTTTGCTTTTTTTGATAATATTTATTATTAAAATAAATCGTAATAACTTTATAAAAAATGGCAAATACAAAAGTATTCGTTTCACCTGGGGTTTACACATCAGAAGTTGATTTAAGCTTCGTAGCCTCAAGTGTTGGTATCACAACATTAGGTATTGTGGGGGAAACATTAAAAGGACCTGCATTTGAACCTATATTCGTCAAAAATTTTGACGAATTCACAACAATATTTGGTGGAACATCACCAGAAAAGTTTGTGAATACACAAATTCCTAAATATGAGGCAGCATACATTGCTAAATCATATTTACAACAATCTAACCAATTATTCGTATCAAGGATATTAGGATTATCTGGTTATGATGCGGGACCATCTTGGTCAATAAAAACAATTGCAAATGTTGATTCATCAACCATTGCTCCGACCGGATCCACAAGTTTTGCTGATCAAATTGAATTTAGCGCGATTGGTGATACAACAGGAACAAAATTTTCTGATTATACATATGCTTTAAATGATGCGGATTTTCCTGCCGACATCTTAAATTTACTTGACATACCATATCAGTTGTTTGATGGAAGTACGTCAAGTATTAGAGAAGATATTAATAATTGGATTTTCAGTTTGGTTGATTATGTTGTTAATTTATCGGGGTCGGCTACTGATATACCTAAAATTGTTTATTGGGGTTCATCAACAGACGCGACTTATGCTACTTTATCGACAACATATACAGGAGAAACAAACGCTTTCGGAGTTCCGAGTATACCTTTGTCAGGTAATACATTAACAAGTCCGTTAAATGACCCTTGGTATTATGCGACGTTTGCTAATAATGGTGATGGAACTTATAGTGGATTCTCGTTTTGTATTAACCAACAGAGTGGTCAAGCTTTATTAAAACAAGGTGGGGATACTTATTGGAAGACTTGGGGTGAGTTACGTATACAAAAATTCAGTGGTGTGTCATTTACAGAATATGAAAATGTTGTTGTATCTACATTAAGGTCAAGAGGTATCGCAACTTACAGTTCAGACAATGGTCCTGTTTATCAAGTATCGGGAACATCAGACGTTAATATGATTTGTACAGGATCGTATTCTGCGGTTACTAAGAACCCATTCTCAACATTCAAAATTTCAGGTATTACTAAAAATAGTCAAACCTTCCAATTTGAAACATCAATGGATGAGTCAAATTCAAACTACATCACAAAAGTATTTGGTATTGGAAACTTTGATAAATCAAGAACTGACTTCCCTCTTTTTGTTGAGGAAAGATATTCATCAATGTTAAGATGGGCATATAATAAAGGTTACATCAGAGGATTAAGTTGTGATTTAATTGCTTTGGACGACGCAAGAAGTTTAAATGTTACATCAATAGGTAATTACTTAGAGAGATATCAAACACCATCAACACCTTGGATTGTATCTGAATTACGAGGTAACTCTATATATGACTTATTTAAATTCATATTAATTTCTGACGGTAATGCGGCAAACACAGAAGTTAAAATATCATTGGCGAATATGTCATTCGGGAATGGTACATTTGATGTATTAGTTAGAGATTTCTATGATACGGATTCAAATCCTGTTGTTATTGAGAAATATACAAACTGCTCAATGGATCCAAATCTTAATAACTATATTGCTAAGAAAATAGGTTCATCTAATGGTGAATACGCATTACTTTCAAAATACATTATGGTTGAGGTTAATGAAAATGCTCCGATTGACGCACTTCCTTGCGGATTTCAGGGTTATGTAATGAGAGAATACACAAGTGGAGTAACACCACCATTCGCAATCTACAAAACCAAATATAACTTCCCAGGTGAAGTTGTTTATAACCCCCCTTTCGGAACTAGTAACGGAGCGGACAATTCAACAACATCTTCAGGAGATAATGTTAGAAGAACTTATTTAGGTTTCTCTGATAAGATTGGTATTGATTCTGACTTCTTAGAATATAAAGGTAAGCAAATTCCTTTGAGTTTCTGTACTACTAATGATTTTGATAATTGGAATTACCAAACAAAAGGTTTCCATATGGATAAAGAGGCTAGTGCGGTTACTATATCTAATAGTTACTTTACAAGTGGAACATCAGCGTTTGAGGTTGGGGATGCTATTTTCCAATCCGATCCTGAAGATCAAGAAAATCCTTACTATAGAGTTTTCGCAAGAAAATTCACAGTATTACCTTACGGTGGTTTTGATGGTTGGGATATATACAGAGAATCAAGAACAAATGAAGACAGATTCGTACTCGGAGCGTCTGGATATAAGAAAGGGGCTTGTACTTCTGACAGATACCCAACCGCAACAGGTCAAGGGTTATTTAGAAATATCACCGTGGAACAAAACTCGGTTGATTGGGCAAATACTGACTACTACGCATACCTATTAGGTATTAAAACCTTCTCAAACCCTGAAGCGGTAAATATAAATGTGTTCGTTACTCCTGGTATTGATTATGTTAATAATTCAAACTTAACTGAAAACGCAATCACGATGGTTGAGTTAGACAGAGCGGATTCGATTTATATTGTAACAACACCTGATTACGATTTATTCACACCAACAACGGGTATTGACCAAGATCAAATTCTACCACAAGAAGCGGTTGATAACATATATAACTCAGGTATTGATTCTAACTACACGGCTACTTACTACCCTTGGGTATTAACAAGAGATACGGTTAACAATACACAAATATACATTCCACCAACTGCTGAGGTAACAAGAAACTTGGCGTTGACTGATAATATCGCTTTCCCTTGGTTCGCAACTGCGGGTTATACAAGAGGTATCGTAAATGCGGTTAAAGCAAGAAAGAAACTATCACAAGAAGATAGAGATGTATTGTATGAAGGTAGAATTAACCCAATCGCAACTTTCTCTGATGTTGGTACTGTAATTTGGGGTAATAAAACTCTACAAGTTAAACAATCGGCTCTTGATAGAATCAATGTCAGAAGATTGTTATTACAAGCACGTAAGTTGATATCTGCGGTTTCTGTGAGATTATTGTTTGAACAAAACGATGATATCGTAAGACAACAATTCTTAGATGCGGTTAATCCAATCTTGGATTCAATCAGAAGAGATAGAGGTTTATATGATTTCAGAGTAACTGTATCGAACTCACCTGAAGATTTAGATAATAATAGATTGGTAGGATCAATTTATGTTAAACCAACAAGAGCGTTGGAATTCATCGATATCACATTCTACATTACTCCGACAGGAGCATCATTCGAAAATATCTAATATTTATGGAAAATAATAAAAAGGTAAAAAGTGTCAAAGAATCCAAAAATAAATCAAGGTCAATAATTTTGACTGAGAAACAATTGGAAAGATTAATTGACAAATTGGTTAAATGATGATTAATTTAAGAAATAGAAGAACGGTCTCTGTAATGGAAGGTATTACGGAGACCGGATCTCCTGATATGAAGTATTATGCTTTTGATTGGGATGATAACATAGCATCAATGCCGACAAAAATTATCCTTAAAAATAAGGATGGTGATATTGTTGGTATGAGCACTGAGGATTTCGCTCATTATCGTTCGATTATAGGTAAAGAAGATTTCAAATATAAAGGAGAGGAAATTGTGGGTTACGGAGAAGAACCATTCCAAAACTTTAATGTTAAAGGAGATAAACAATTTATTATTGACGCTATGTTAGCAAAACCAGGACCGGCTTGGTCTGACTTTGTTGAGGCGATTAATAATGGTTCAATATTCGCAATTGTCACCGCAAGAGGACATACACCTTCAGTTCTTAAAGAAGCTTGTTATAACCTTATTATATCTGACCATAATGGGATTTCATCTGATGAGTTGGTTAAAAACTTAGAAAAGTATCGTGACTTAGCAGGTATGGAAGGGGAAACATCAAAAATAGATATGATAAAAGAATATCTTGATTTATGTAAGTTTTATCCTGTTAGTTATGGTGGAGGAAATGAAAGTAGTCCCGAAGAGGCAAAAATAAAAGCGATGGAGGAATTTGTTTCGTTTATTAAAGAAAAATCAAGAGAAATTGGTAAAAAAGCGTTCTTTAAAAATGATATAAGTAATAATTTCACACCTGAACCAACAGTAGGATTTTCAGATGACGATGTTAGAAATGTTGAGACAATGAAACAACATTTTGAAAAAGACCCTGAAAATATAGTAACAACTTATTCCACTGCCGGTGGAGTAAAAAAGAAATATTAAAATACATAAAAAAATAAAAAAAATTACTAATAGTAATATTTATAGATAACTAAAATAAACTAACAAAAAAAATAAGAAAACATGGCTGATTTATTAATGAAAATGCCCATACCGTATGAACCTAAAAGACAAAACAGGTTTATATTAAGATTTCCATCAACCTTGGGTATCAACGAATGGTTTGTTGAATCAACCGCTAGACCGCATATAACAATAAATGCCACAGAGATACCTTTCCTAAACACTTCAACTTATGTTGCGGGTAGATTTCTTTGGGGACAAATAAATGTTAAATTCAGAGACCCAATCGGACCATCAGCGTCACAAGCGTTAATGGAATGGGTTCGTCTATGTGCTGAATCTGTTACAGGTCGTATGGGTTACGCTGCGGGGTACAAGAAAAATGTAGACCTTGAGATGTTAGACCCAACAGGAGTTGTTGTCGAAAAATGGATATTAGAAGGAACTTGGTTACAAGATGTTAACTTTGATACATTGGCTTACAATGCTGATGCGTTAGCTTCAATCACGGCTCAGTTAAGAATGGACCGTTGTATCTTAGTTTACTAAAATATAGTATTAAAAATTATAAATCCATACATTCATCATAATATGATGGTGTGTGGATTTTATTTTATATACGTTACCGTTATTTAATGTTCACTTAAAAAACATACTAACTATTATTATGTAAAAAATAATTATTATGGATCAAAGTGCTACATACGGACAAATGGATTTTTCTTTACCACATGATGTGGTACAACTACCAACAGGCGGTATTTTCTACAAATCAAAAAAGAAATCAGTTAAGGTTGGTTATCTAACCGCATCTGATGAAAATATTTTAATTGGGGCTGCCAATTCTTCAGGTAAAGATGGTATCGTTATCTCCTTATTAAGGAATAAAATTTACGAATCAGATTTACGACCCGAAGAACTATTAAATAGTGATGTTGAGGCTATATTAATCTTCCTAAGAAATACGTCATTCGGACCTGAATATAATGTCGCGTTAACTGATCCACAAACAGGAAAGAAATTTGATGTTAAAATCGTTTTGGACGAACTAAACATCAAAAAATGTAATGTTCAAT